TTCATCCTCGATTAATTCTGGATGGTTTGCTGAAAGATAATTATATATTGTCTCTGCCTTGCCAACTCTTACTCTCCTAATATAGTACTCGCTATGCCACGCATGAATACCAGAACTAGTGCCTAAAGTAAGGCTAGTTGTGCCCGCGGGTTTAACACAAGTTGTCCTAGTTGCTTTATTTATCCCTATCAGGGCTGCAACCCTTTCGTTTTCTGCTTTAACCTGTTCGGCTGCTGCTTTCATGTCCAGTTCCAAAACTTTTCCAGAAGCTATGCCT